GCTGACAATGCTTCAGTGTCTGCGTCAGCTAATACAATACTAGGTCTTTGTCCTTGAGCACCTGCAACAGCAACAACAGATCCTTTAGTAATGGTTGCTCCAGAACCATTATAAGACAGTACTACGTTTTCTTGTCCGATATTAAGATCAAGGTTGTTACCTTTAAGTCTTGTAACCAGAGAACCATCACCACTGTCATACCAAACCCTACCAACAGCTCCAGTGACAGTTGCTGCTGTATCAAACTGAATGTAATCAGGAGAGCTAATACCACCTGTAATACTGTCTAAACTAGTGATGTTTGTGTTAGCACCTGAGTTAGCAGCACCTAATGTATTGTAACTGATCGTACGTGCTACTGAACCATCAAAGTCTGTTCCTGAAGCAGCTCCAGAGCCGCTATTGTTAAACGTAACAGCATTCGTTGTTGTGCCACCACCGCCTGCAGCAACAGTATCCCAACCAAATGATGATCCTGACCACTTCAGATACGTATTAGCTGTAGTGGGTGCATCAATAAAGCCTGTAGTGTTTGCACTAGTCTGATACAGAACTTTATTAGCATCACCGCCAGCAATGTTTGTTGCTGATCCTGCTTTACCGCTAATGTCACCTGTAATCTTAGAACCAGCTAATGATGTAATCCATGAAGGATTGCTATAGCTACCGCCTGTGCTAACTGCATCAGTGATGCCATAACCACTGATGGTGGTTGGTGTTGATGTTATCTTACTCCAAGCCAGTGCTGTAATCCATGAAGGATTGCTGTAGCTTCCTGTTGTATAAACACCATTAGTTACTGTACCAGCACTACCTAGAATATCAATATTCCAAGTACCTGTGGCATTTGTACCTGTAATGCTAGGAGCACCAAGCGTGTTATAGCTGATTGTACGTGCTACAGAGCCATTAAAGGTTGTGCCTGATGCAGCACCTGTACCACTATTGTTAAAGGTTACAGCATAAGTTGTTGTACCACCACCGCCTCCTCCACCGCCACCAGCAACCCATGACAGATTACCTTCACCGTCTGTGGAGAGAACTTCACCGCCATGTCCTGTTTGATCTGGTAGCAGCTCTGTGATGCTCATCTGTCCTTGTTTGAACATTTGAATAACAGCATCACTAGCAACTCGATTAACGTAACCAGCATCAATCTGCTGTCCGTTAGAAAGTTCTACAACCAGTTTATCATCAAAGTCAATGTATACGTTGGTTACACTTATACCATCTGAACCATCGACACCATCTTTGCCATCTCTTCCGTCAACACCAGGACGACCATCTACACCGTCTCTACCATCCTTTCCATCTTTACCGTTAAGACCATCCTTACCATTTTTACCAGGATCTCCCTTCTTTGTAGAAAGATCTTTGATCTCATTGTATTTCTGTGTAAGACGATCTTCAATCTGTTTAAAGGACTGTACGATGTAGTCAGATTTAGTTTTTGATACCTCCAAGTCTTGTTTTTGTTTCTCTTCACGAAGACCAGCAATCAACTCTTTTAGTAAAAGTTTCTTATCTCGTGAAGAAGCCTGCATTACTGCATCAATAAGTTCTTTAGCCATTGTTGGTCAACTTATCAAGTAGTTCGTTAAGCATGTCTTCATCGCCAGGAAGTACTCCTGCTTTGCTCATTTGCATTTCTACGATCTTTGTGTTGTTTGCTAGATCAGCTTCTTTAAGCATCAACTCAGCAATCTTTACACGACGATCAAACTCAACCTGAGCAGCGTCAGCTTGTTGTGGTAGGTTTTTAGAGACTGCTGCCATTATTTTAGCACGAGTCTCTTCAGGAAGCAACTGTGTCTCTATAGCGGTCTTCTGAGCCTCTGCAGCGTCCTTAGCAGCCTTTGCTTGCTTTTCTCGGACAGAAGCCTCAGCATCCGCTAATTGAAGCTGTGCAGCCTGTTGTTGTAGCTGTTGCTGTTGTGGATCAGGCTGAGTCATCTGAGCTAACTGAGCAAGTAAAGATTCCTTGTTAGGTAGCGAAGAAGTCTCAATAACACCCTGCAGTAGCAGCGGTACAATAGGACTATTCGGACCAAGCGTAGACAACAAAGCAAGAATCTGTGCTTGTTCGAACTCTCTAGCGATCATTCCCATTGTACCTGTAGCAATAAAGTCAAAGTCTTGTACAGGATATCGCTGTGGTGCAAACTGCATATACCTCCATGCAGCTTTTTGTACGAAAGGAATCAAGAAATCTTCTTGGAAGTTAACTAACGATCTCTTATTCTTCTTAATCAGTCCAGATACTGCCATTGCAAGCCCTGCAGTGGCTGCTTCACCACCAGAGACCTGTGCAGGAAGGTTTGCAGTGTCTAAAGTACCTGTAGCCTGCAGCATCATACGCTCAAATACCTGAGCAGACTGAAGATTTGCAGGATCTGTGTTACCAAACTTAAAAGGAGCTAAGATTTCATTAGGATTACCATTCGTTAGGATAGTTTTTCCTGGTCTAATCTCAAATTTAGCACCTCTAGGAAGCCTTGTAGCGTCTACAGCCATCATAGGAGCTGTTGTAAGCCCTAAAGAGTCTACATGACTCCTAATTTGAGCATCTACAGCCTTTTGCATGTTGTATGCTTTCTCTGCTGTGCCTCTTCCCCAGAATCTACCAGGGATAGTGTCTGCCTGATAAGCCACAATAGGACGATCTTGCATCATAAACGGGTTCTCTTCAGCCTTTAGAAGAGCCTCTCCGTTAGCAATAACCACTAAAGCTTCCACCATATCGGAGTACAGTTCATCATTCTCGTACTCCATGTCATCAGGATTGTCTAAAAGCTTACGTGGTACAAGACCATAGTACCTTAAGAGTAAAATCTTATCATTCTGGTAGTAAGTTAAGTCCTGATCAGGCTCTAAATCCGTATCTACAGCAGCATCGCCTAAGGCAACTGCTTTGTAAACACCATCTTCCATACCACGAACAACAACATGACGACCTACATACTCTTCAATAGCACATCCCATTGCATCTTCAATGGTTGTTGCGTTAGGGTCAATGAGGAAGTTCTTAGGATTGATGGGTTTTAGCTGCACAGCGATACGATTATTAGCCTGTACACCAATCATAGACAGTCCAGGATTCGCTGAAGGCTGTGTTGCTGGTGCTAATTCTTTCTTTTGCTTAACAATCAGTTCACCGATACCTGTACCGTAGATCTCAGCTAAGGTCATTGCATTGCCAATAGCCTTTCTGATCTTGTCCTTTTTAAAGTCTTCGGACAATCTAGTACGAAGTAACTCAATATCTTGTTTGTTTTGGTCTGCTATGTCATCATTGATATCAAAGAACTGTCCTTTAGCGAACACTGCTTCTTCAAGATCAGCTTGTTTGTTATCTACAGCTTGTTGCAGTGCTGGAGAAATAATCTTTGAACGCTCTGACTGTCTGGTTTTATCTTCATCAGCCCAGATTCCTCGCCAAAGACGCTCATATTCCTCCCATCTAGGAAGGAAATTCTCATCCCTATAATTTCTCCAATCATTGCACCTATCCATCACAAATGCTACAAGAGCATTCTGAGGGGTGATTTCTGATTCAAATTTCATGTTTGGTTATCCTAATAGCCTGCTACGTGGTCTAAGACTTCAAACTCTTCTTCATCTAAATTCTGATTCCAGTTTGCAGTTTGTATCTGATCAATGTAGCTTAACGCATCAATCAAATCATCATGAGTTTTACTGTCAGGGAATTGCATAAGCTGATCAATGAACAGATTATTCCAATCACCTTCGTTTAAAACAATCCTTCCATGCTCAAATCGACCCTGTAGTGACCAAACAATCCTATCTGTTTTCTTCTTATTACCATGCGTTAGTTCTTCAATACGAGGATAAAAACCATTCCTACGCATTAGATCGTGCATATAAGGCATCACTGCATTCTTCAGTGCACCTTTCTCTATCCCAACACAACTAACTCTGTAATCCTTTGCAGCCTTTAGTATACGTACTGCTGTCTCTCGGACATCCCACCTACCGTGTAGTATGTCAGCAACCCACCAGCCTTTGGTGTTAACCTTAACAATGGCTATCGCTGTCTCATCCAGTTTCGAATTCTTCGACTTGTTCGTCTGAGAAGAATCCGAGAAACCACATAGATCCACCGCCATAAAGTAGTTACCTTCATCAGGTTCCTCGTCGCTGACTTTAATCCATTCTTCCTTAAATATCTCACTCTGAGATGCTTCAAACGAAGCCATAAACTCTTGTCTGAAAGCAAAGCTAGACATTGAACCTTTAGCAGCTTCAATCTCTGCTGGATCTAACAATGGATTATCAAAGCTAGTGAAGTGCCATGCCTTGTAATCCTTATCCTTACCACTATCACCTAGCCTATACAGTTCATAGAAGTGGTTTCTACCCATTGGCGTACCAATGAACATTGCTCTACCCTTCTGATCCGCTAAAGCAGGCCTTAAGATCTGTTCGAACACCTGTGGCTTCATGTCAGCGTATTCGTCCATCACTAGATACTTTAAGCTGACACCACGCATTGTCTCTGGTCTGTCTGCACCCTTTAGTGAGATCATTGCACCATTGACTAAGGTAATCTGCATATTGTTAACATGACTACCTTTAATGACTGTATGACCTAGCTCTAACAGCGTAGACCACATAATATCTCTAGCTTGACCCTGTGTTGGTGCTACATACCAAACATGACCTTTCTCAGTCTGTAGTGCCTCTATGATCAGTGTCCAAGCTGCTAACCTAGATTTACCTGTACGTCTACCAGCAGCGATGATCTTAAACCTTGCTGGATCTTTAAAGACATCTTGTTGCCAGGGAAGTAACTTAACTTGTAGATCCATCGTCTTCTTCTTCGTAATCAA